GTTAGTCTTTAGCAGACTCTATTAAAAAAATGTAAATGTGCTCAAAAAAAGGGCACCCCTCAAGATGCCGATATCATTGGGGAAAACAGGGTAAAAACGATATAAGGCTTATTTTATAGGGTTTTAACGATATATGCAGTATGTAAGCTTAAACGAAGCCGCCGACTCGCTCGGTGTGGACATTACGACGGCCCGGAAGTGGAAAGGTAAATTTAATTTTTTTACCAAAGACGGCCGCGTTAATACACTACACCCTGAATTTAAAAGGGTAGAGTATTATAAAGTTATGGACCTAGACGTCCACGGCAATCCTTTATGTAATAAGCCTAAAGTGAAAGTGTCGGCGTCGAAATATTTAGCCGAAGTGCTAGCCGAAGACGACGAAGACGAAGACGACGACCTACCGGCTACGCCACGTAAGCGAAAAAAACCGTCTACCGTAGAAGGCGAAATATTAGAAGGCAAGGCTAGAAAAATAACCGCCGAAAGTGTCCGGGCCGAGTTAGAACTGAAACTTAGAAAAGAGGAGCTCGTAGAAAAAGCCGACCTAGGCGACTTAGCGTTTAGTTATCTGGAAAGTACTAACGCGGCTATGCTTAGCATGCCCGACTCAATAGTAGATAATATAATAGCTACTATCCAAGCTAGCGGGAGTAAAGCCCGGCCCCGGGTCGTAGAGCTACTTAGTAGCGAGATATCAAAAATATTAGACAAGTCGGTAAAAGAGCAAAAGGTTCTTTTCAAAAAAAAAAGGCCCAAAGACCCTTGGTTTGACGAGCGACTAGACGCGCTAACCGTAATTAGAGTAATGGTGTCCGTATCTGACTGGGCCGAGCAAAAACGTATTCTGCCTCAAGGTACACCCTTTCCGGGTTTTTGGCGAAATGATAAAACCCCCTATTTAGTTGAGATAATGAACGAGCTTAGCCCGTCTTCGCCGACCCGCACTATTACTATTATGAAGTCTGTACAGATGGGGTTAACCGCCGTTTCGGAAAACTTTATAGGACATACTATAGATGTAAACCCCGGCCCTATTTTATATATTACGGCTTCGCAGGAACTGGCCGATGATTGGAGTAGAAAACGCCTAGACCCGATGTTAGAGCTATCGGGGTTAAGTGATAAACTACGGGCCGAGACTACTAATCTTTCAAGGGGGCGTAAGGCTTCGGGCGATAGAGTAGGTTCTAAAAGTTTTCCCGGTGGCTCGTTTAACGCCCAGTCATACGGCCAAGCTGCTATGCTTCGGTCTAACTCATTTCGATTTCTAGTAATGGACGAAGTAGACGCGTCGCCACTTAGTACAAAAAACGAAGGTGACCCGACCGCGATAGCTAAAGCACGTACTACAGCATACGAGGGTAGACAGAAAATACTTATATTTTCGACGCCCCTTATTAAACAGACCAGCAAGGTATGGGCTAGCTTTAAAGAGGGCGACCAAAGTTACTTCAATGTTCCTTGCCCTTTTTGCGGGCACTTTCAAAAATTGGAATGGCGCGACGCCGACGGTAAACACCGGCTACACTACGACGTAATAGATGGGATAGTAGACGTTGACTCGGTTTATTACGAGTGTTCTAATTGTCATGATAAAATAAAAAACTACCATAAAGATGATTTTTTGCGCGGCGGTAAATGGATAGCCGAAAACCTAAACGCCATGAGCGGCCATAGGTCGTTTCATATATCGGGGCTCTACGCGCCCCCGGGCATGACTACTTGGGAGTCATTAGCGCAAGAGTGGGAAAAAGCTAAGGGCGACCCTGAAAAGTTAAAAGCATTTATTAACCTCCGGCTAGGTGAGCCTTGGGTAGACGGCGTTGAATTTGTTGACGACGAAGAGGCGTTATCAAAACGTTCCCACTATATGAAAGGTCAAATACCCGAAGAGGTAGAATTTTGTACAATGGGCTGTGACGTCCACGGCGACAATATCCAAGCCGAAATAATAGGCTTTGGGGGTGATAATAATCATAAGTGGAGTATCGATTTTCAAGTATTCGAGGGATCTACCTTAGACCCCTTTAGCGGCGCTTTTTTCAAACTACGAGAGTATATAGAAAGAAACGTAGAAAAGCTTAAATTGAAAATGGTTTTCATAGACGCCGGTTATACTACAAAAAACGTCTTGACTTTTTGCGCTAACACGCAATCGATAGTACCCGTTATGGGTGAGGGCTCTATAGATAAAGGTAGGACGTTTTTTAAAGTAAGGGAGTCTAAAACCTCGCCCGGGTCTAAATTCGTAGCCGTAGCGACCGACTCCTATAAAGAGATGCTTATGAAGTCGTTAAAGTTAAAGCACTCTATCGAGGGTAATTTTCCCTACGGCTTCCCATTTTTCCCAGCCGACTACGATATCAAGTATTTTAGGGGCTTGAATAGTGAAGCTAAACAACCTATAATCAATCAAGGCCGCCTCATACGATACCAATGGGTTAAGATTAGGGACAATAACCACCCTCTTGACTGTAGGGTATACGGGTTATGCGCTAAAGATTTTTTCTTTAAGCGTATATGCGAAGCCTACGACGTCGATATTATCGACGATGACATAGCATGGGCGGCGGTACGACAAGGTAAATTTTAACTTAAAGGTTTTTTATATGTCTTGTTTTTACACCGAAGCCGAGCTAATCCAAAAAATAAAAGATATAGACACAAAACTAGAAAAAGCTATACAATCTTCGAAATTGGATACCGCGCAAGCTAGTCAGTCTTTTAGTATAATGCCGTCGGAGTTAACGAAACAACGTAATTACTACGTTAGGCTTTATACGCAGTGCTATGGCGAGCTAAAACCTACTTTCCTAAACGCGAGGGCGTGTTAATAATGCTATTCGGACTATTCGGTAAAAAAGATAGCGTAGACTCTACGGTAGGTAAGTCCTTGCCGAAGTCGCTAAGGCCCAGCTATAGCGCTCTACTCCAAGACTATCTAAGCCTACGGGGCAAGGACATAGACACCTTGCAAGCCAAGGCGTACGAGATGTTATGGGATTCTATACACGCTAGCTCCTACGCGTCCCAAATGACTTCGTTAACGGTTAACACCGGTTTAACATTAGAGGCCGCCCCCGACTCTACCGTACTAAATATAGACCCTAAAGCGTCCCAAGAATGGGCTAATAAAACCGAGAGCTATTTTAGGGTATGGCAAAATTCTAAAGAGTCTGATTACAGCGGTAGAGATAATTTTAGGCAATTACAGATATCCGCTTTTCTATCCCAAATGGTTTTTGGCGAGTTTTTCGCTATCCTTAGATACTCTGTTAACTCGGCTAGGCTAAACCCTATATCTATACAACTAATACCGCCTACTATGGTATGCGCTCCTACATATGAGCAATTACAGACCGCCAAACAAAAAAATAATAAAGTAATAGACGGTATCGAAATAAACCCTAGGGGCGAAGAGGTAGCCGTATATTTAGGGGCTACTAACGCTAACGACGAGTTAGAGGTTAAAAGGTACCCATATAAAGGGGAAAAAACAGGTAAAACCCTTGTACTACATGGGTATAAGACGGAACCGGGGCAATATAGGGGCGTACCGCCGCTAGCTAAAGTTTTTTCTGAGCTAAAGAAAATAGCCGACGCTCAGGTTTTTGAGCTCGCTAGTATGGCCGCTAATGCCACTTTATTAGGCGCTATCGAGCGCGAGCAAGAGGTAGTAAATAATGAAAAGCTACAAGGCCTTGGCACAGTAAGCTTTAGTAAAGCGCCTTGCGACGCTACGGCTACGGCTAGTAGTCAAATCGACGCTAACGATATCGATATAACCAAGGGCGGCTTATTTTTACAAAACCTAGAGCCGGGCGAAAAGTTAAAAATACTAGACTCGACACGGCCCAACCTGAATATACCGGAATTTATAAACCAGATTTTCGACTGGGTAGGCCCTTCTGTAGGCTTGCCCTCTTCGGTCTGGAAAATGCAATTTAACGCTAGCTATTCAGCGTCCAAAGCCGAGCTAGAGTTAGCTTGGCGTAATATGGACGTATCGGCGCTACAGTTTTCTAGTGATTTTAACCAGCCCGTTTACGAGGCATGGTTATTAGGCGAAGTAGCTAATGGTAATATATCAGCGGCCGGCTACGCTAGCCCTTACGGCCGTAAGGCTTGGGCTTCGGCTAACTGGAATAGAATACCGATACCAGCGCTAAACCCATTGCAAGAGGCTAAAGCAAGTAACGAGCTAATCTTAGGCGGTCTATCCACTAGAGACCGCGAAGCCCAGCGGCGTACCGGGTCTAGTTTTAAAAATAATGCCGAGCGCCTGACAGTGGAAAACGAAGAGTTATCTAACGCTAACGCGTCTATGGCCGAGACCGAAGACGCGGGCGTAGAGGGTGAAATAGAAAACGAAGAGGGTAACAAATGAAACTAGATGAATATTATCTAATGAAGCCTAAATTTTTAGCCTCGTACCTTAGGGCTAGAAAAGAGTCGGAGACTACGGAAGTAGACACTAAAGAGGTATCGGTTAAAAGCCTTGAGGAGCAATACGAGTACGTATTTAAAGCGGGCGAAGCCTCTACGACTATAAACATAACCGGGCCGCTATCAGAAGACGGCCCCGACGGTTTCGACGTAATGAGGGGCTACGGCGGTACCTCATACGCTAACATTAGGCGTGCTATCGTCGAAGCTAGTCTAACCGAAGGTCCTATATATCTAAATGTCAACTCGCCCGGGGGCACTAGTACCGGGTTAGACGAGACGTACCAAGCTATCAAAAAAGTTTCGGACACTCGCGAAGTGGTAGTAATAAATAGCGGGCTAGTAGCCTCGGCCGCCTTTTGGTTAGCCTCGGCTAGTACTAAAATGGTCGCTAGGGTCGAAACCGCTATGGTGGGCTCGGTAGGTGTAGCCGTTAGTACCGTGGACTTTAGCGGGTTTTACTCCGAAATGGGCATAGAGATAATTAATTTAACAAATGACGCTAGTACAGACAAACGCCCCGACCTTACTACCGAAGAGGGCAAGCAAGTAATCATAGAAGAGCTAAACCAGATTTATAGCGTATTCGAAAAGCGGATTTTAGCTTTTGGTGTCGATAGAGAAAAACTTAGGGCTATTAAAGGCGCGGTAGTTATAGCTGACAAGGCTATAGAGCTGGGCTTTATGAGCGGGTATCTAAACGGGGGCGAAAAGCCTACCTCTAAAGTGTCTACGGACTCCGAAGAGGCGATAATAGAGACCGACGATATAAATTCAACTAACGAGAGGGGGGCCATAATGGACCTAACAAAACTGAAGGCCGAACACCCAGAGCTATACGCTTTGGTAGTAGCCGAAGCGACTACAGCCGAGCGCGAAAGGTGTCTAACTTTCGTAGAGGCTAGTAATACACTTCCTAAGTGCTCTAGTATTTATGCTACAGCTATTAAAGAAGGAAAAGGCATAAACGACGCTAGCGTACACGCGGCGGTAATGGCGTCGGCTACAGCCGAAAAGGAAGTAGCCGAAGCAAGCGAAGACGGCGCGCCTGAAGTAGTAGCGGCTAAGCCTGAAGTAAAAGAGTCCGAGCCTAAAGCCGAAGAGGGCACAATGTCCGAAGTTGAGCTAAAAGCGGCTACGGATCAAATCAAACTATTTGGAGGCCTATAATGTCTAACGTTATCGAAACAACACAAAATTCTACAGAGCCGTTAGTAATGGCGTCCGATGCTAAAGCTAGAGACGACCTAACTATAGCCTCCGGTACTTTCGTAAAAGGCGAGGTCGTTTTTGTAAGCGGCGGCGCTATCGTTAAATACGTCCCAGCTACTAACGTACCTAACGCGGTACTTTTGGAAGCACAAGACGCGAGCGGCGGCGCTTTAACAGGCGTTAGCGGTTTGATAAAAGGCGAAGTAGACGCTAGACAAGTAGTATTTACTTCGGGCGACGCTGATAGCGCTAACGTTATCTACGGGCCTTCACTTTCTAGCCGTGAGTGTCTAGCACTAGCTAGCATTTACCTCGTAGACACTCGCTCAGTAGACGCGCAACAACTTTAATTTAGGAGCTCTTAAAAATGGCAATATCAGCAATTGATACATATACTAGAATAATGGCCCCCATTATGGACGAGCAAAAACTCGTTAAAAATGGCAATTTTTTCCATACCCTCGTAGCCGGCGCTAACGGCCGATCTGTTTTTACAGACCAAAAAATTATCGATATCGATATCGTTAGAGCTACAAAAATTATCTCTTCTTTTAGAGATAGAGGCATAGACGGCGCTATCACAGGTGGCAATCTTAAAACTACTCAGGCGGCTAAATGGACTTCTAAAGCAATTCCTTTTCCACTTGTAGAAGAGCGCGGTAACCTTACAGCGTCTCAGTTTCAAGACAGACTACCGGGTGAAAACCCATACCAAGCGCTAGACTTAAAGACTCGCGCTAAAGTTTTAGCCGCTAGACAACACGCCGACCATATCGGCCCAATGTTTAGAAAAATGGAGTCTTTGGCTTCGGACGCTGTACGCTTAGGCGCTCACGCGTTTAACGAAAAAGGCGATACTATCGACTGGGGCCGCGACGCTACTTTAACAGTAGCCGCTGGTAGTGTTTGGACTACAACCGATTACGATATCGTAACTAACGACTTGCTCCCTATGACTACTAAGCTAAACCTAAAGCATACAGGCGCTCGCTTGGCTGTTATGGGTAACGACGCTTTCCAAGCGTTCATTACTAACAACAAGACTATCGAGCTAGCTAATAGCCGCCGTCTTGCTTTCCACTCTATTGGTGATAGCTCAGCGGTAGGCGAAGCGCCCGCGTTTTTGAGTGACCTAATAGAGGCCGGCGGTCTATATCAAGGTTGGTTAAAAGTAGGGCCTAGAACGCTTTACATCCTGACTTACGATGATTTTTATCTAGACGCGGCTGGTAGCCCAGTTTACTACATGCCCCAAAAAGAATGTATCATAACAGACGTTACTGTACGTTATGATAGATACTTCGGCGCGGGCGAGATGACTAACGATAGTATCGACGCTCAGGTATACCGTGAGATTTTCGGAGTAATGCCCGGAAGTGTAAGCGCCGCCGATATGTTCGGTTCTGTGATGGGAGCCGGCTTACTTGACTCTAGAATGTTCCGTTTCGGTGCAGAAAAAGAGGGTACAAGAGGCTATAAAATTATAACTCAGTCAGCGCCTATTATGGCGGCGGTACAAGTAGACGGTGTAGGCCGTATTACTGGAACGGTAGCATAATGGAATACGTAGTTTTAAAAGGGCATTTCAAAGGGAAAAATAAAGATTATTTTCCCGGCGAAGTTTTAACAGAGCTCGAACCTTATAAAAGTAGGTTAGACTACTTTGTAAGTATCGGCATGTTAGAGGCCCAGCCTGTTATCATAGACGTTGAGTCTAGCGCCCCTAAAAAGGCGAAAAAGAAAAAAGCCGCTAAAAAAGAGGCTATCGACGAAATAATGTAATTAGGCGGCCCCCTTCGCGGGGGGCTTTTTACTAAAAGGCAAAAAACATGGTATACGTCTGTGAAAAAGACAGTTTACACGTCTCAGGTTTTCGCCCGCTAAAAAAAGGCGAAGCACTACCCGGGCGAATGGTTACCATACTTACCGCGTGTAAGGTAAGAGGCAAGGGTAGGAAAAAAGTAAGTAGACTAGAGCTACTTTTAAAAGCCGGGGTTATCTCTAAAAAAGACGAGGCCTAATAATGAGTTTACTAGACGCCCACGAAGAGCATTTAGCCACGAGCTTAGAGGACTCCGATTATTTTGGGGTACCTATCACGTTTACAAGCGGCGACGCCGTTACAACCTACGTCCTACATGGGCAAGTAAACCAAATAGCGCGAATGGCCGAGCTATTCCCGAGCGACGATATAGCTACCGGGCGACTAAATTGTAGCGTTAGGCTATCAACGGTTTTAGCCCAAACAATAGCCCCCGATAGAGGTTGGCTAGTTGATACTACACCTAAACCGGGTATAATACCCGTAAGTCGATTTTTGATAGAAGACGCGGGCTTCGAAGATAAACATCTAGGCGTTATAACCTATAACCTAACCGAGATAACAGACCTATGATAAACACTTTTAAAGCGCAACACTTTTTCGCCGACTATATACGCGAAGCTTTCGAAGACGAGGAGCTACCTGTAGAGGTTAACGAGTGGCAACCTTGCGAGGGCGAGTTTCATAGTACATACCCTAACTCGGTCTACTTTTATTTTTCCGACGTAGGTATAGACGGCAATAAAGTTTCGCAGATGGACCCGCAACAACTAAAACCTAATTTTAATATTGACATTTACGTAAGCGAAATGGCGACTAGCGAAGACGGCGAAATATTAACGTCTAACCTAAACGCGCACCGTACCGCCGAAGGCATTATACAATTTATTTACGCTAGGGTAATGAATCAAACCACTCGCGACGCCGCCGAGGCCGAGCTAGGCTTTAAACTACCTACCCTTTTCATTAGCGCTACCGAGCAAGTGGGGACGGTAAAAAAAGTAGAAAACTCTAGAGCTACCGTCGGTTTTCGATTAAGATTACAAATAGAGTTAGAAGAAAGAAATAACGGCTACGTTGGTAACCTGCTTACCGCGATAGCTGACACTATAACCACTCAGCAAGAGGTATAAATTATGTCCATTGCAGTAACCGCCCGGGCTTCGGCGCTTGGTACTCAAACCAAGTCGGCCTCTTTTGGGGCCCAGACTCAAAACCTACCGTCTAAAGTAGCCCTAATGCTACAATATACGGCCGCTTTGGGAGTAGTAGAAAATAAACTATCCCGTATTACTAACCCAGAGGACGCGGGTACCCGTTTCGGCTACGGCTCTCCTATTCATAGGGCGTCTATTAGACAATGGGCCGTACATGAGGGCGCTATACCTGTATACGCTTTACCAATTGCCGACCCAGCGGGCGCGGTAGCTTCCGGTGGTGTTATCGATTTTACCGGCTCCTTAGCTACAGCTTCGGGCGCGGTAGTGGCATACATCGGCGGCGATAGATATAGCCTTCCCGTTTCAGTAGACGACACGCCTACAATTTTAGGCGACGCCCTTGTAGCGGCTTTAGCGGCCGACGCCAACGGACTTGTTACCGGCGTAAATACTACCGGCTCGGTAGCACTTACTTCTAAATGGCTAGGCGAAGGCGCTAACGCTATCGATGTCTCTTTAAGCCTAGGCGCTACAGAAGTGTTACCGGCCGGTGTATCCGTAGCCGTTTCAGATATGGCTAATGGAGTAGGCGACGAGTCTACCGTTATGCAAGACGCTTTCGACGAAATTGGTAACGTAGTAGACTGGTTTACTGATATCGTAATACCCGTAGATACTACTTTAGCTCAAGACGTAGCTAAACTAAATATCGGTACTCCCGATGATAACCCTACAGGGCTTTACGAAGTACTTGATTATAGACCGGCTACCGCGTGGTCTTGCTCTACCGCTTCCGGGTCTACAGGGCTTAACGCCGCTTTAGCTAGAGGTGCGGCTCGTACTACCGACGCGGCTAACGACTGGGTACAAGCCCCGGACTACCCCGAGCTAGGTTTTGAGATTGCATCTAGTGTATGCGCTACTGTAGCGATACAGGCTAATAATAACCCGGCTAGCCATTACGAAAAGACTACTATTATCGGACTTTTTGGACCTAAAGATAATGCCGAAGACTGGGCTAGTGGAAAAGGGTCTTACCCTAACCGCGACGCGGCCGTTAAAGCAGGTATAACTGTCCTAACCGTTACCGCCGAAGGCGTAACACTAGGCGACGTCACTAGCTTTTATCACCCAGCTAGTCTTATAAACGCGGCTATGCAGTTGGAAGTTAACAAGCGTAAAGTTTGGAACATGGCTTTTGACTTGAAAAACGACAAGGCCGACCCAGCTAGACAAGGGCAAGTTATCGTAGCACGCGCCGAAGCCGCTACTAACCAGTCTAAAGCTACTGATACAGATATCGAAGGTTCTAGAGTCGTAGCACTTGCCGACCTTTGGGAAGAGCGAGGGCTTATTTACGAGTCTCTATTTACTAAAAAGAATTTAGTAGTAGAGATAAATAGCCAAAACCCCGACCGTATCGACCGGGCCGTACCTGTTATACTTTCAGGTAACGCACGTATACGAGACGATCAACTATTAGCCGATAGGAATATTAACCTATCTGGTACACTTGTAACCATTACTATCGGAGGCTAATAAAATGGCTGTAGGAATGTTAAGGTCGATAAAAATCGGCGGGCGAGCATGGCGGTTTTCAGAAGACGTAGAGGTTAATTTTTGGGCCGGTGGTACTCACAACTCTGAGTATCTAAGCGATAACCTCGGCGGTACTGCTAAAATTAAAAACACCGTTGGCTTCGTAAAGGGCGTTACACTTCGCGCGGGCGAAGTAGGCGACCTAGAGGACTTGATAGACCTAGTTAAAACTAGCGTATCAACTAAGCACGACGCCCTTTTTGAATTTGCTAGCGGCGAAAAGTGGAGCGCGCCCGTCAAAACTATAATTAGTGACGACGGACCTTTTACCTCAAGTGAAGGTAAATTTGCGGCCGACTTTTACGCGGCTAACGGTACTGGGGAGTTTGTAGCTATATGATAACGGGCGCTTTTACAATAGAACCTAAAATCAGCGAAGAGTCTGCAAAAAAGACTCTTCGCGCTATGATGGTAAGGTATAAAGTAGCGAGGTTAGAAGAGCTTCACGCTAATAGTCTTTTAGGCAAAATAATGATGGGTACCCTATCATATAGCGCTAAAGAGGGGCTACAGTATGAACTTTTTCAGTCTATCGAAGTCGGCGGCGAAAGGCGTAGCGTTATAACGCTCGTCATGCCCGACGCTAAGATTTTTAAAGACAATGAAGTAACGCTACAAGACTTTAACGAGCTCGGCGGCGGCGTTGCAGGCCCCGAGACAATGGGTAAGGTCGTAACTATGTTATTAGGCCTTCCCAGTGAGTACGTGGACAAGGTGCCCCTAAAGGATCACTCTCCTATTTTCGAAATAGGTTGTCTGTTTTTTTTAGCCGGGTAAATGTCATGGTCGCCGAGGTGTGCGCCCGCTTCGGCGGGTACCCCTCGGACTATCAGAAAAAAACAGTAGTAGACCTTCGCCGGGACCATGAGGCGGCGTCACTACTAAACGAGTCGGAAGCGCGAGCCTACAAGGGGTTACAAAATGGCGGTTAAAGGTTTATCGTTATACTCTAATTTTCTAATGGGTAAAAACGAAGTCGGGGTAGCCATAGACTCGGCTCGCGGCAAGTTAAAACGTTACCAGCGCGAGGCCCGTATGGCGTCCAAAGCTAGTAGCGGTATCTTTAAGGGTGTACTCGGCGCTAACATAGTCGGCCGAGGCATGTCTATGGTGACGCTAGGAATAGCCGGCGCTACTCGCGAAATGATATCTTTCGATAATGCAATAACAGCTACCGGCGCTAAATTTGGCCCTACCTTCGCAAGAGGCACTAAGGGTTTTAGGGAGCTCGGCGCTGTAGCTCGTAAAGTCGGGGGTGAAACTGAATTTACAGCCACGCAAGCGGCGCAAGGTTTGGACTTTTTGGCAAAAGCGGGCTTTAACGCGAAACAATCTATTGCGTTACTACCGGGAATAGTAGACCTAGCCACGGGATCGGGTGAGGACTTAGCGAGGGCTTCGGATATAGCCTCGGACTCCCTAGGTGCTTTCGGATTAATGAGTAAAGACTCGGCTACGCTAGGTAGTAACCTAGCCCGGGTAATGGACGTAATGGCAAAAACGGCTACTTCGTCTAACACCGATTTAAATACGATGTTTGAAGCTATAACTAAAGGCGCTCCCACTTTTACGGCCGCCGGCCAAAGCATTGAAACTTTCAATACTCTAGTCGGTACGCTTGCTAACTCTGGTATAAAGGGTAGCGAAGCAGGTACCGCACTACGTAATATAATGTTAAGGCTATCTAAGCCCACGGGCGAAGCGGCCGAAGTTATTAAGTCGCTAGGGGTAGAGACCCAAGACGCCGACGGTAACTTTAGAGACGCCGTAGACATTCTAGGGCAATTCGAAAAGTCTACTAAAGGCATGGGTAACGCCCAGCGTACGGCCGCCTTAAATACAGTCTTTGGAGCTAGGGCCGTGTCAGCGGTAAACCTACTTTTAAAGTCGGGTCAAACCGAGCTAGAGGGTTACCGGGAAAAATTAAACCAAAGCGCCGGGGCCGCTAGAGGCTTAGCCGACGCTATGCGTACTAGTATCCAAAACAGACTTAAAAAAGTACAGTCTTCAGCGATAGAACTAGGACTTAAGTTTTTCGATCTATTCGGGCCTAAGATAGAAGGCATGATAGGTAATATACAAGGCGCGCTAGACGGTTTTAACACTAATTTTGCTAAGACGGCCGAGACGGCTTTAGCTGTAATAGAAAATTTAAAATCTTTAGGTACTACTATTAAATGGGTAGGCGGGGCGTGGCTAGGTTATAAAGCGGTTATGCTAGGCGTGTCAGCGGTTACCGGCATACAAATGTTACTCCTCAAGGGTCAAATAGCAGGTATAGCAATCTATAGCGGCGCTATTAAAGGCCTGTCTATAGCTACAAAAGCCTTCGCAGTCGCGCAAGGGATACTAAACGTAGTTATGACCGCTAACCCGATAGGCTTAGCCATAATAGGAATAGCCGCCCTTTCGGCCAGTGTTATTTTATTAATAGAAAATTTTGATGCAGTAGCCGACGCGGCTAAGGCGGCTTGGGGCTGGGTGAAAGGCTTCGTAGGGGCTGACTCAGATACCGAAGTAAACGCAAATAGTAATAAAACCTTTTCTACCGACCTTAACCTAGACTCGCCTAACTCTATACAAGCGGGCGCAATGGCGGGCGGTGGTGTGCTACGTAGCGAGCATATGGAAAAAAAGGAAAGTTTTATGCAGATGATACCGCCCGAAGGTTGGGGCGTTGAAAAGGTGCCCGACGTAGGGGTTATGTCTACAAAATTACCATTAGGAGACACGCCTTGATATCCGTAGTTAAAATGTTACAGAACCTTATGCCCCGGGGCTCGGCTTGGAAGGGCGTACAAGACGGTTTTATGCTAAAACTTCTAACGGGCCTTTCAAAAGAGTATGGCCGTCTTAGGGAAAAAGCCTATAAATTAGGTAACGCTCTTTTCCCTCAAGTGTCGGAGTACATACCTGAATGGGAATATGAGTTTCAACTACCTACCGCCCCCGGGCTTAACCCGGTCGATAGGAAAAACCGAGTATTCGGCCGCTGGGCTATGATAACTCAAGGGTCTATGCAATCTGATAATATGGAATTTATTTTTTCATTATCGGGTATAGACCTAGTAGCTCGCCCTTTAGACGCCGGCGAAAACCCTAACGGCTATTTTCTTTTAGAGGGGCAAGCGTTTTATGGTAACCTGTTATCTCAGTACGGGCGTACCCGCTACGGCGACGTATTCCCTATAGCCACCCCTGATAATCAGCTATTGATTAACGGCGGCTCGTTCGACTACGCTGTAGACCCAGCTATAGCCGGCGCTCTTATACCTTCCGACTCCGATTTTTGGGGTATGCTTTACGTTTTAGAAGGCGAAGGCGGCCAAGTGTTAGAGATCGAAGCGAAGTACCGCGAGGTTTTCTACGATATAGTCTACGCTACGAAGCCGGTTAATATGTGGGCTATTGCAAGGGTTAACTTTATCTCTAGATACATTTTCGCACCTCCGGGCATATCCGAGACAAGACGGTTTTACTGGGATTACGACACTCCTACAGACACCTCTATCATTTATATAATAATGGACTCTAACGAGTCGCCGTGGGAGGCTCCTAACGACGACTACCTAGGTATAGTAGCCGCTACTATTAATTATAAAAAACAAGTCTTTTTCGGCGAAGCCCCCGACGGTAATACCTTCGACGGTAACACTACAGGGGCCGGCCCGGCTAGCGACGTAAAAGACATAAAGATAACGTCGCTCGGCGGTGTTAATTATGAGAGTATAAACCAAGGCGACTATATAGAGCATATATTTTACTTAACCAACAACGGTACCCCTACGGCGACTATTGAGGTAGACGGCTTAGCGTACCCGGCTAACAATTTAACCGGCGTCCTACCTTGGATAGAATATGACGACGTAGATAAAGTAGACTTTGATAATAATAACCCCGACGGTGTAATAATCTTATAGAGGGAGTGACCTAAATAATGGCTAGACTATCTACAGATATCGACCTACCGAACGTAGTTAACCGTTTTGGTTTTACTACGCTAACTTCGGCAATCGATAACATCCAAACCACCATTACTCTTGATAACGCCCTTTTACTATCCGATACCGGCGGCGTTATCCAAATCGAAGACGAGATAATTAAATTCGAGTCTAAAACGGGTAACGTTTTAAATAATTGCGTTAGAGGCATAGACGACACTACGCCCGCTTCGCACGCTATATCTACAGAGGTTACTAGCTACATAGTAGCCGAAAACTTTAACGCATTAAAACGTGAGTTACAATTTACTCAAGACGACGTAGAGGCTAACGAAGACAACCTAGGCGCTCATTTAATAGCTACAGCCGCCCACGGGGTAGGCGAAGTCCTAGGCACTACCGAAGCCCAGATAGCAGAAAATAAAACTTTCGACGCCATAGCTTACAAACTATCTACTAACGCCGCTACCGGAATAAACGCCGAGGTAACGCCGGGCTCTATGTATGTAAAGCTAACCGACGTAGCCCTTGAAAGCGTAACCGGGATAGTACCGACTTTACAAAAAGTACTAATTCTAACCGTCGCTACAGGCGAAGCGCTAACTTTTAAAAACGAAGCCGGTACCGCCGCTAATCAAATAATCACTGGCACCGACGGCGACCTACTTGTAGACCCTAACGCGTCGCTTTTCCTTGCCTACGACGTAGGCGTTTCGAAGTGGCGTATTATCGGGGGCTCAGGGGGCGGTGCTCTTGTCGAAATTGCTACTAGCGCCGAGCTACCAGTAGCAGATGACTCTAAATTATACTTAGCTACCGACACCGGCGTTATGTACCGTTATATAGTAGACGGTTGGAAAAGCTACGTAGCCCATACCGAGTACGATACGAGCGCCGCCGTAGCGGGTCACCTACCCGGCCGACTATCTTGGGACGCTACCGACAAGACTTTAAAACTAGACACCGCGTTTACCGACGTATCGGTACAGATAGGGCAAGAGCTCCAAACGCTAGTATATAACGATAACGGCTCTACTATCGCTAATGGTACCCCCGTTTACGGCTTCGGCGCGGCAAGTGGTAGGCCCACCGTTAGAAAGTCACAGTCTAATAGCTTTTTATCTCTTAGGACTATCGGGGTAACTACTCAAGACATTCTAGTAGGCGAAGAGGGCGTAGTCACCACTAAAGGTTTAGTTAGAGGGGTAAACCTTTCAGCGTTTAGCGTAGGCGACCCTCTTTGGGTAGACGACGCCGTAGCCGGTACCTATCGTAACACTAAGCCCGACGCTCCTAACTTTTCTATTATCATAGGTACCGTTTTAGATAACTCGGCCCTAGGCATATTATCGGTAGACTTTCGAGTAGGGTCTACCCTTTCGGCCTCTTCGGACGCTGATATAACAGGGTTATCTGATAGAGACATTCTACAATACGACGCTAGTAGCTTTACTTGGAAAAACGTACTTAACTCGCCCCTACAAGCCGTTATCGGTATGAGTCAAGATAAACCCGACTTAACTCTAAGAGAGGACGCGGGCGACTTATACGTAGACGTAGAAAAAGACCTAGGCGGCGATATCTTATATTTTTTCCAGTCAGGTAACCTAACCCTTGATTGTACTACAGGCGGCGGCGTAGGGGGTAAAGCTACTGTCGTGTTAACAGAAGGGGCAAGCGCTAGTAGCCCGGTTACTAATTATATCTACATAAAAGACCTAGGCGGCTTCGCTACACTACAAGCGTCTACGGCTTTTCCTACAGGCGAGTTTTGCTGGGTTGGTACGGCTTTAGTACCAGACTCTACTACTTTCCTTACTACGGGGCCTTACTCTTTTCAGAGGTATAGCGACTCGGTAGAGTTTCCCGACGAAAGGGGCGCTTTATCTTACGAGCGCGAGCGTATCAGACAGATACCCCCTAACTGGGATAGCGGCGTACAGCCGACTACTACTATTACCTCTAACGGCGGCGCTCCCGACAACGTAGACATAGAGACTACAAGCGGTATCGTATATCAAATGCATAGACAGACTTTCCCGGTTTTCCCGGTCGGTACTGATATATATGTAGCTAACGACTCGGTACAGCCGTATAAAGTGGTTACCGATCTTAACCAGCTATTAACCGACGCGGCCGGTAACACTATGTCAGGTAGAAGGTTTTCGCTAGTGTTATGGGGCGCTGTAAATAAAGATACGGGCGACTGTAAACTATACGTTAACCTTCCGATAGGCTCCTATAATACAGACCTTTCGGCGGTTACCGACCCTTCTAACTTCGCGGTTACCTCTATACCTAAAGAGTTTAAAGGTACCGGTTTTCTAATCTGTAGACTAGCGTATAGACACCAAACGCAAAATAGCGGTACTTGGTCTAACATAGCTCAGTCGGTAGCCGGTGTAAATAACATCGACCTAAGAGGACTAACCCCGGGATACAACCTAGGCGGCGCGTCTACTCCGAGTACTACAGAGTTTTTAGACGACACTTTTAGAATAAACGATAACATCGACCCTACAAAGCAAATAGCTTTCGAAGCTAGCGCGATAGGTGCGGGCAATACTAGCATAATAGGTATACCCGATAAAAGCGGTACAGCCGCTTTGTTAAGTGACCTACACGGTTTTAAACCCGTATCGGTAAATAGTACAAACGACGGCGATACGGCTCTACGGGCTAGCTATTATCAGGCCGACGTAGCCACTAGCTTTACCCTTAACCTACCGAGCGGGGCCGACGGTGTAGGCTTTAAATTCGGCGACTCTACCGGTAACATGAGTCTAACCAATACGCTTACTCTACAACCGGCGGCCGGCGAAAAGATAAACGGCTATGCGATAGACGAGCCTCTAATATTAGACCTTCCTAACGCTTGGGTTATCCTATCGTGGGACGCTACCCTAGGGTTATATGTACTAGATGACCAGTACGGTGTCTCTACCGGAAGCGGCGGCGGGCTTGCTCCTAAAATCGAGACGGCTAACTTTACTTTCGAAAAAAACATAAGCCATATCGTAGACACTACGCTAGGCCCTATTACCGGTACTCTACCGGCCGTAGCCGATAGCTCTTTTGTTACAGGCTACGCCGATAGACTTAGAACTTTTGGCACTAATCCTTTTACAATCGAGACTACCGGGGCCGACACTGTAGGCGGTGCTACTTCGCGGGTTATTAGCGATAACGCCGCCGCCGCTACAATGACTTCGGACCTTGATAACTTGAACTATGTTTTCAGTTCTAACGTTGTTGCGGGCAATGGTTATATTGTTGATACAGAGGAGTATACTCCTATTACAAACGGTCTTGGAACACCAACAATAGTTTCAGCTAAAAGAAGTAGAACAGGTAATGTGGCAGATATCGATGTAAATTTAACTACTGGGACGATCACAGCGGTAGAGGCTAGAATAGGGCTAGGGAAAACAATAACGGGTTTCCCTTCCGCAACTGTTGTAGGCCGGTGGTATAGGGAATCAACGGCAACAAATAAAAGCGGTCCTCTAGTAGCTCTCGACGGAAACGATTATCTGTATTGCAGTAGAGAGGATTCAAGTAACACAGTTTTAACTCCGGTAGTTGCTAGTGCAATTTTTGGTACTGGTGAAACTGTAATGTTTATAACCACCACACCAGTTACCATTGAAGGCTGGGAAGGTGGCACAACCAACACCCAAACCCAAGTGGAGTATGCTTATAACACTGATACATCCAATGCAAATGATACAGCAAGTTTTGCTAGCGGGCCTAGTGGTGTTGCGATAGGTAGCAATTATACAGGGGATAATATTAAAAAAAGGATTCAATTTAGTAATGCTATAAAAGATACCGACTCCGTAATTATCCAAGTCACCCAAGATACTACGGGGGTTAGTGGTTGGATTGACGTTGGTAGTACTTACTTGAGTTGCATTAGACAATACGCTAACGCATATGGTTTTTATTATGAGTACGTGTCTTCTACTCAGTTAGATATTGTTTTCGCTATTGGTGGCGCAAGGGCGGGCGGGGCAACATACGGGGCCGTAGGTCATCCTTGGTCTAACTTTAGTACTTGGCGTTGGCGAGTAATAAAGCATAGCAATGCAGCAATGGTGGGGGTCGAGGAGGCTAGCGAAAAACCCGGAACACTTAACTATTATAAAACGGCTGATATAGTTCTGGATGGCGGTTTTTCGGGTGCTACTGTACCTAATAGAACAATGACGGTAACAAGGATAGGTAATGTTGTTACTATATGTAGTAAACTCGGAACCATGGCCGGCCTTACATCGGCTAGTCAGTTTGTATCCGCTTCAATAGTGCCCTCATGGGCTTGGCCAGCCAGTACAAGAAACAATGCTTCGTACATAGCCGCGAGTGGTATACATAAAGTTTTTGTTGAGTCGGACGGTGATTTTAAAGTTAATAATTATAACGCTTCTTTCGGTCTAGCGGCTACCACTAATGTATACGCTATAGCTATCACCTATACAGTCTAAAACCCCGGGGGCTACGGCCCTATAAAATAAGAGGTAAAAAACATATGGCGAAATTGAGTGATAAAGTTAGCCAAGGGGTAGTGCCCTTACATGCGCTTACGAAAAGGACTAAGGTAGTAGATATAACGTCCGAGATTACCGTAGCGGGGGGTACTTATACGCCTCAAACTTCCTACGCTATTTTTTGGGCCGATAGCAATAATAAATGGTTTATGGACTACGACCTTCATTTTTATAACGGGGCCGCCCCTGCTAGCTCTATAACCTGTACTATTACAGGCATATCATTAGCCGCAGAAGGGCAACGTAACTACCAAGCGGGTAGCGCTGTTTTTGCCGACCAAGGGGTGGCGTTAAGGGATTCGCTTTTTTGCGCTTACGAAAGAAGTAACAATAGGTTTAACCTGATAGCGTCAGGAACCTTCGATACATGTAACACGCAAGGCCGGCTACCTTTAGACTCCGAGCCTACCGCTTTTATTACTGGTAATTTAGAAAACCAGATAGCAATCGACGCGTTTATACCCGAGGCTACTTCGGATACTTCGGGTTTGTTGAAAAGTTATAGTGAAACATCTAATGACTTAACATTGGTTCCGTCTACTTGGGTTTTAGGTTCGAATAATATAACCGCTCAGTGTACTAAAATAGGTAATAGAGTTTTTGTTGATGGGAGGGTTACAGTTAACACTGGTGGCAGCGGATATTTTAGGTTAATCAACTCCGAACTTCCTTTCTCGGTTGTGCAAGGTTCTGTAGGCGGTAGCTTTTATAGAGACAACGGTTCGGTTATGGGTTCAGCCATAGCTATCGTTAGTTCAATAAGTTCTACCGAAATTCAGGTTAGGGCTTCGGCTCTACAAACGGGCACGTATTCGCTAAACTTTAATTATAGAACAACAAACTAAACAAAAAACCCTATAAAAAGAGGTAAAAAACATATGGCTATAAAAGTATCCGACTACGCCGACTCGCCGGCGGTACCTACTACCTACCCTAACGGTAAGATCGTAGACGAGACTACGCCCGGCGCTAACGACGGTACCCAGCTAAGGCAAGTACATGTACAAGACATGTGGAATGTATTTTCGAAAGCAATGGAGGATAGCGGTATAGCTTTCGACGACTCCGAGGACAGCCAAACGTCTAGTCAGTTTTTTGAGGCTTTAGCGGGCAGTATGCAAGCCGTGGGCACGGTAGAGCAGTCTTTTCTAACAGAAGCGCAGTTCATGGCACAACCCGGACGTGGCAATAATCAATGGGTTTTATGCGACGGCCAAAACGTGGCGGGGTCTGTATACGAAGACGTCACGGGACTAGCCACAGTACCTAATGCGGCAGGTAGGTTTTTACGTTCGTCCGGTGGTAGCGCTGTGACGCTTCGGGGGACTCAGCCCGGCCAATCAGGCTCCCATACACACAATATGAAACACGTTCATCAGTGGCAATTTTCCGATTACATAGCAGCAAGCAACATTGATTATCACGCACTGCTATCACCAGACACCGCTAGCGTTAGCATACCTAACGGGGGTGTCAACACACGATGGACAGGGGGTGAACCTGCTGACGACTCAGGTGGTGCGTCAGCGGCATATTTGAGGGCCTATAACATGGGCCAAGACGAGGGATATTACACAACCGGAGTACTGGCCCCGCCAACTGGCTCGGCAGGTACGAACGCCTCGACGGGAACTACACAGGCCCAGTCTACTGAAACTAGACCTGACAATATAACTGTAAATACTTTTATAAAGATAAACTAGAATGGCAAAAACTCACGTAGTAAAACTAGGCGAGCTATTAAAAAGGGATATATCGAGGCGCTACTACGGTACGCCCGATAATTTTAAATTAATAGTCTCGGCTAACCCGTTTTTATCGACTCGCGTACTAACGGCCGAGGGTACGCCTACCCTACAAGTCGGCGACGTTTTGGCGATACCGGGCATAGCTAAAAAGACTAGCTCGGTTATCTCTGAGCCCGACGCGTTAGAGGTGTTTATAGAAGGCAAGTCTATTAACGTGCCTAGTAACTTTCAATTTAACGAGACGTTCGATACTTGTACCCAGTCGTTTACGTTAAAGCTTCCTTTCGACCCCGTAGCTGATAGAGGCGTGTATAAACCGTTTGGCAATCAAGACATTGCTATTTTCATAGGGGGTACCCAGCGTCTAGCCGGTGTTATAGAAATAATAACCCCTAGCGAAAACGTAGGCGAGCGCTCTATTACTTTAGCGGGTAGATCGAAAACATATATCTTACAAAAAACGGCTATGCCTACCTCCGGGTATCCTTTAGAGCGTAGGGCTATTAGCCTTGAAAAGATTTTATCGGAATGGGTTTTACCAATATTTAGTCTAGAGTTACTTGTAGAGAGTGCTACTACGGCTCCCTTTTCAAAAGTAACCGCTAAAGAAAACGAAAGCGTATGGAAATTTATAAGCAGTCTAGCAAAACAAAAAGCTAGGCTACTATCAGGTAATGGGGCTGGGCAATTAGTTTTAAAGAAGTACGAAAAGACGGGCTCAGTGTATAGCTTTGAAGAGGGGGTATCCTTATTCAAAACCCCTAGCATTAGCTATGAAACGGCTAAGGTATATAGGACTACTACAGGGTATAGTCAGTCGCCGGGAGCCCCTAATAATAAAGCCACCCAGATTTTACCTTTCGTAAAAGAAAATAGTTTTAAAGTTTTCGAAAGTAAAGAGGCTACGCCGGCCGATATAAAAGAGGCTACTAAGTGGGAGTCTACTAAAGATTTAAGGGGGGCTTTTCGTTTTCCTATCGAGGTACCCGGTTGGTTAATACCTAATGGCGGGCGGCCATGGGAAGCCGGGGACATAGTAACCATTACGGCCCCGAGTGCTTTAATATATCAGTCTACCGACCTATTAGTAAGGACTATACAATTTTCATTGCAAGGCGACCGCAAAACGACTAAGATAGAACTAATCTTACCAAATACATATAGCAGTAATCCCGAGGTACCGATTTTTTGGGAATGAAAGTAGGCTTAGGCTTTTTGTGGTACTAGTGGAATTTGAAAAGTCCCGCGCCTTAGAGACTTAGAGGCCGGGCGGGGGTTAGAGGGGTTAACGGGGGTCTTTTCTCCTCCCTTGTTAAGCGCTCTAACCCTACTTAAAAGGGAGGTGCTTATATAAGTAGGTGCCGACTAAACCCATAATAAACCAAGCGCCCATAACAGCGCCGCCGGCTACGTTTATTTTTCCTTCTAACCTGTTAACTCTATCAAGTAGCCTAGTCTTATTTACCGTGGTTTCAAGGGCCGATACTTTCGAATATATATCTACTAAATAATCCCTATCAGACTTTTCAGACATAGGTTAACTCAACACGTTAAAAGGTTAATGGTAGAGTCATAATAGCAATTATTTACCGTAGCGTATAGACACATTAGTTTCTACATTTAGCGGTAAGCCTGTAGCCCATGGGGGCGTAGACTCCATAACCTTTTCTATATTTTTCACGGTTTCGACACTTGACTTTATGGGGAGTACTATAACTTGCTCGTCGTGCACCGTAAAATTGGGTAATAGCATGTATTTTTTATATCCTAAAATCATAGCGTAACATAGGAGGTCACGAGAGACGGCCTGTACTACGTTTTCTACTAATTGCCCGCCGTAAGTACGTGTCGGTATAAACTTTCCTTGGAAGGTTTTGTAATAATTTATAACTACCTTTTTACGCCCGTAGTGCTCTTTTTCGCTTAAACTGACTTTTGGGTAATATAGTTTACGCCCGGCTGGTAGCTCTATAGACATGTATTTACGCTTTCCGAAAACTTCGCGTCTAAAAATAACTTTACCAACTTTTTTAGTACCGCCTTCGCGTATAACATCGACGGCCGCTTGCTCGTAAGAATGCCATATATTTTTGACTAATGGCCTGTCTTCGCGCCAAGCGAGCACTACGTCTTTTATTAATTTATTGGCATCTACTAGACGCTCTTCGCCCTCTTCGCCGTCTACCTCTAGGTCGTAGGAGTCGGCCATTACTAGAAACGCGTTAACCCATCCTTGATAACCTAGGGCTAGCTCGGCTACTTTACCTACTTGCCGTTGTGGTTTAGTTACCGCTTCGTAGGGTACACTAAAAATATTAGAGGCGTTTATCTTGTAGATGTCTAAACCGTCTTTGTAGGCTTTTAGTATTCTATGGTCTTCTACTACCCAAGCTAATACTCTAGACTCGATAGCGCTATAATCGCTTGCGGCAAAAACGTAACCCTCGGGCGTTTTTATTACCCCTCTAACACACCTAGAGGCTATTTTATGGGCGTCGTCGCCTGTGAAAAATTCGGCCTCTTCTTTGCTGTTTAGGTTTTCGATTACGTCTAGCTCGGACTCTTCGTAGACGTCTCTAGGGAGGTTTTGCACTTGGACGCCACGCCCGGAAAATCTTCCTGTTGCCGCGCCATAATAGAGTAGTGTACCTTTAATTAACCCGCCTTGCTCCATAGATATATATTTATTATGTTTCGAGGTAGAACTTTTAGAGAGTATTTTTCTAATAGTTAAAAAGCGTCTTGCTATGTCTGGTAGCCTTTTCCTAGCTAATAATTTATCGACGGTAGGGGCTTGTAGGTTTTCCGTCTTTACGCCGTTAGCCTCTAGCCACCGTATAGAGTTATCGCGTTGTCTAGGGCTTGTAACCATACCCCCGGTTACCTCTTTAAACTCGTCTAATAGCTCGGCCTCTTTATCAGCTACCCATGACTTTAATTTATGCGAAAAGGCTACGTTTACGGGTATACCCTTGTCGTTTATTTTTTGGTCTAGGGCGTATATATTAGCTTCGATAGGGGGTAAGTCCGGTAGCGCCTCGTCTAGTAAGACGGTAACTTGAACGTCGGTTATACAATATTTTACAAGCTTAATAAATAGGTGCTCGTCTTCTACCCATTCAAGGGAGCCGTCTTTATTACGTTTCGGCTTACTCATTTTTAACATAATAGTACGCCCGCCCATGTCTTTATCTAAGCCTAGTGCTAACGCTTTACTAGCGGCCTCTAGACTTCGGGGTAGCCCATGATACGCGGCTTTAGCGGCGGTACATTTAAACTTTTTTATCTTGTAATGGTCGGTAAGTCCGTGGGCGTTGCACACTATTCTTTCGAAGTTAGCGTTGTGGGCTACTAGCTCGTCGGCCTCGTCGAAATCTTTTTGTAGCTCGTCTAACTCTACTAATAGCTTCGATCTAATCTTAGCCTTGAATTTAGGCATAGGTATATAGACTTTGTAGCGGCCCTTGTAGCGATAGACTAAGCATAATATATCGCAGTCTAGGGCGTATGGGTAGACGCCGGTATCAAGTAGGTTAACCGTAGAGCGTGTTTCGATATCGAAATAGAGTCTATTCATTTAGTTTCCACTTTTTTACAGTCTCTAGCATATGCTTTTCAGAGGTTTCATAATTTTTATCTCTAGTCTCTTCGTCGCTATACTCAAGGCTAAACGTAGCTAAGCAACCGCTAGTTATAAAGCTAACCTCTATTAGATAATTGTCCTTGTCCTCTACGTCGCACTCTACGCCGTAATGAGGGCAATCGGTGGTACCCGTTTCACGTTTAGATATAATAACGTCGCCGGTCTCTTCGCTTGTTAAAACTTTAAAAAAGTTATTTTCTACTAATGTTTTCATTTATATTTTAGTCCTATATGTCTTTATAACGTACGAAGCTACTTTGTACTCTTTTTTACACCCAAAACAAGTAACGGCTTTAAAGGTATTTTCATTGTAGTCTATAACCTCGCCCGCTTCGCTCTCGTTAAAGCAATGAGGGCATATGGCTTCGTCTTCGGTAACTATCTCGCCCCATGTATTTAGATTTTCCCGGTAAAACTCTTCGCGGTCGCTCATCTTTTCACCCAGCGATATAATTTAATAAAAGGTACTAGCGGGGTTAACACGGTAAGCATAACTACGCCTGTTAATATTAAACCGAAGGTAGCCATATACCCGTCTACCGCGTAGCCGTAGCCTTCTTTTAGCCATTCTATGAAGTCTCTCATTGTTACCTCTTGTAGCTTATTAACCCGGCTAGGCGTTCTAGTTTCGCTAGATAATACTCTTCGAAAACACCGTTACCGTTATACATTAGTTTAATTTGGTCTAACATTATTTGGACGTCGGCCGCCTCTTGCAGGATATCGCAAGTGCTACCCATACCCCTAATAGACTTGCTTAACTCTTTAGTGAGCTCGGCGGCCTCTTCCATAAACATTATTTTTTGAGAAGTAACACCGTATTTATTTATAGCGCCTAATAGTATCTCTCTAGCGTTCATAAAAATATACCCTTAGCCGAGTACTCGCGTACCCGGCGCTCACTATTTAGAAGTCAAGGTCTACGCCTACGTCGCTACCCTCTACGCTACCCGCTTCGGCGTCTTCGTAGCTAGCTATTTCGTCTTCGTATTCGGCCATAACGTCGCCGGCACCACCCATACGCTCGCCGTCGCCGAGCTTAGCTATAGAATGAATAGCGCAAGCTATCCCGCCTTCGTAGCCGTAAAGGGAGACTTTAGCCGCTACTATACACCCAGCGTAGAGTCTATCGGCTTCGCTCTCTTCAGTAGTATGTATAAACTCTTTACTCTTTACGTCGATACAAGGTATACGCTTTGGGTTTTTGCCCTTTAGAAAAAACCTCTCGGCGTAACCGTCGAAAGCCTGAGTATTACCGTCGCCGAAACATCTATTATTTTTTTCTAGCGCGCCGTACTTTTGGCCCCCATGAGTGTCGGCCATAATAGCCGCGATAGCTTTTTTTATGCCGCTTATGTCTTCACTCTTTTCTATTAGGAAAGTAGCCCCGAATTTAGGCTTACTACCTTTATAGCTATCGGCTTCGTGTAGCTTTGGAAAACTTAAAATAGCTCTTGGTATCTTTACCTCGTGAAAATTAACTTCTGACTTAGCCATTACCTTTATACCCCTTAAAAAATGTCATTTAAAACGTCGTCTACCGACGGTGTAATAGATTTACCTTTTTCGCTTTCATGCGCTACCCTTGGTTTACCGGGTAGTTTATGCCAGTACTCTTTTAGCTCTTCTTTTCCTACTAGGGCCTCGGCCTTAGTTACAGATAATAATTTTCTAGGCGCGTAGGCCTTTTCGCCTAACCGCTCTTCTAACTCGTCTTTAGCGTCCTCTTCGTCTAGCCATTTTCGAGAGCCATTGCCATTTACTAATTTATAGCCGGGTACGGGTTTAGCGCTTTCGAGTCTACGCCTAGCCTCGGCTTTTACCCCCTCGTCTAGTTTAGATAAAGCCCTTACTAGCGTAAGCGCCGTACTTAAGTCCTCGCTTGTAAAGTTTTTAGCTTCGCCTAAATTAGTCAATCTTTTTACCTCCGAGTAAACTTTAGGGCACTTTGTTAACGCCTTGCACCACCTACAAAAATCACCTATGCAGTATTCTATTTTCCCAGCGTCTACGTTTTTAGCGACCTTGACTATCTCACGATAATAGTCTTGTAAGTCTTCGTACTTCATATACCAAGTGTCTAGCGGGTCGTCTCGTACCCCGTTTAGGTCTCTTGGCTGGTAAACATGTATTGCCACCGTCTTAGGTGTTATGCCTGTTTTAAAGCAAGCAAGTAACGCGTAACACATTAGCTGCTTATTATTTTCGGCTGAGACGGGTAACCCCATTCCATACTTTAAGTCTATCACGTTTAATAAGGATATCTCTTTTTCGTATGTTAAAGCGTCATAGGTGCCGGTTAACATGAGGTCGCCGGCTACTACTGTTTTATACGTGCCCTCTATCTCATGATAATCACTTTTAGCTATTAACCCTTCTACGAAGTCTACGTAACCCTCTATACAAGCGGCCATAGTATCGTCGGGCTCAGCGTCTTTAAAATATTCGCCGTAGTTTTCGTAGTCGAACTTTTCTACGTCTAGCGGGCTAATCTTATTTACGAGACAATGCTCGGCTAGGGCGTGAGCTCTAGTACCCTCTACCGCGAAGTTACTATTTTCTTGCGCGAAGCCTTTAGTAACTAATGACCCCGAGCAAGACAACCAACGGGTTGCCCCGCTGGGTGACATACGTATCATATCTCTATGCCTAGTTTTTCTAAGTAAGCTACGCGCTCTTCGTCGTTTAGTTCTGGTAGTTTTGTTTTATTAAAGTCATGTATCAAAACGGCTTTAACCTTTTCCAAAGTTATTTCGTTATCAGCGTCCGAAATGATTTTACCCATTAGCGTTTTAAAAGCCTCTAGGGTAATAGTCTTTTTTGGTTTAACTTCGACCTCGGCAAATAAGTCTTCGGTTTCAGCTAAAGCCGGGGCGTCTTCGTTAAATAGGTCCTCGGTGGTAAGGTCGTCGGCGGGCCGAAGCTTTTCGTATTCCGCCTCTAGCTCTTCTAAAGTAGTGCCTCTTTTAAATTCTTTACCTTGCTTTTTTAGCTCGTCTCTTAAAAACTTTTTACGTTTTTTCTGAGCGCCCGACTCTTCTTTTTTAGGCTCTTCTTTAGGTGCCTCTTTTTTAGGCTCTTCTTTAGGCTCTTCTTTAGGCTCTTCTTTTACAGTAACCGGGGCCTCTTCTTTAGACTCGGCTTTAGGCGCGTTACCCTCTTCGCGGGGCGTGGCTGGTTTAAAGTCACTAGGACAGATAACCTTAGTGCCCTCAGGTAAAAAAGTAAGTAGCCCTACCTTTTCAAAAACTGAGTTACATACATAAACAAGCTTATTTTTTTCCAACACTACATTTATCACTTGGTAGTTCTCCTAATTTTCGAAGCCCCCTAAAACAGCGTCTAGGACTTTCTCTTTTTCTAGTAACGATAGGAGGACTTTACTATCTAACGAGTTATTTACAACTAAAAAATGGGCTAGGACATTATTTTTTTGACCAATTCTATGTAACCTGTCTTCGGCTTGCATGTTAAGACCGGGCTTAAAGGAGTACTCTACAAAAATAACATTACTAGCGGCGGTTAAAGTAATACCTACGCCGGCGGCTACTATATTACCTATAAAAAGCCTACGGTTTTTATCATCTTGAAAAGTATCAACTATACCTTGCCTTTTATTAACAGGGGTAGACCCGTCTATTATAAGAGGTTTATAAGATTTTAAACCCTCTTTAAGGCCTTTAACAACGTCTTTATGGTGGGCAAATACTACTATCTTTTCACCACTTGCTAAAGCGTCTTCGATAAAACTTATAGAGGGCTTTATTTTCATTTCGCCTAACTCTTTTCGGGCCCTCATTATATGGACGCCGTTAGTGTCGCCCGGCTTTAACGCTGCTAGCAATTCCTTAAGGGGCTTAGCTTCCAAAGCTTTTTGGTCTTTAGATAGTTTTAAGTCTAAAAAGACTAGCTTTCTAGTTTTTTCTGGTATATCAGTAGCCACTTCTTTTTTGAGGCGTCTAATCATTACAGTAGATCGTATTTTTTTCTGTAGCTCGTCTAAATTGCTTGCCCCGCTATTGTCCCAACCAAAACGCCCCTGACGCCCACCACAATAACGCTTCTCAAAAAAGACTTTATTAGAAAACCCAAACGGCAACAACGCTTTTAAAATAGTGTAAAACTCTACCGGCCTATTTTCTATAGGCGTGCCCGTCATAGCTATTATTTTATCGGCTTTTATGCCACCACCTAACCCGGAAGCACCCAGTATAACTTTACTACGCCTAGACTCCCTGTTTTTTATATAATGGGCTTCGTCTAATATTAAAACGTCCCATTTTTCAGATAGTAAAGTGTCAAATCTATGTATGATATCGTAGTTAACTATATAGATACCCGGGCTTGCTTTTTCTATCTTGTCTTTAGGGTTTAGTATAGTAGTCGGCGTTTTCAAGTGTAAAAACTTGTCGCACTCTTTACCCCAGTTTAGTTTTAAACTAGCAGGGCATACTACTAACGCTTTATAAGGTATTTTATTAATATGGTTTAAATAGGATATGGCTTGTATCGTTTTTCCTAAGCCCATTTCGTCGGCTAAGATAATATTATCACCAAGTACAATATATTCTAAGCCCGCTTTTTGGTAAGGCCGTAGTACCGGGGGGTCAAATAACACGCTATCCGTAGCAAAACTAGCCTCGTAACGATCTTTTCGGAAAATGCTTAGCTTTCGTATCAAATCTTTATCGGCTTCGCTAGCGCCGCCCCTAGCTTTTTTTAACATAGCGCTAGGGAAGGGGGTTTTCCATAGCCCCATTTTCCTATCATAACCAAAACCGGCGTTACGTGGGCTACCAGTGCCCGAGACGTCTACGCCGTGGTTATCTACTAACTCAAAATTATTTATATTTTCCGTCTTTATAGAAACGCTCTTTTTCAAATTTGCCGCCGACCCATGGGCCCCACTCCGGGTGCGTTAAGTAGCGGTTATGGTTTTTGTCTTCTTTTTCTAGGTCCTCTTCGTAACCTAGTTCTATAAATTCGTCAATCAATTGATTAAACGCCCTTACGCCCGGACCTTTGCGTATACCCGCGCCAAACTTAGCGTAATGAGAGAGCTCGATAAACATCGAAACTAGCGTTTCGTTTTCCGTGAGTAGGACTATAATGCCCTTCCGTCTAGCTTCATAGCCTTCGTGCTCTCTTTTAAAACGTGCTAGCCGCGCTGTAGTTACCATAGCTTTACCTTTTTATGTAAACCCTTAATTTTATTTTAATATGTATAATTGTTAATCAATTGCTCGGCGTAGTCAAGTCACTAATTTTTAAAAAAAATAGCTTGCGTGACTACGGACGTATAATATAGTTTCCATACACCTAATAAAAAACGAGTACACCTAAAGCCAAAAGGTTTTTTATGTTTGATACACCACTAAAGGGCGCGATAGAGCTAGCAACAAAGCACGACGCCGTAGTTTTCCCGCTATCCATAAACTCTAAAGTACCGATTGCGGGTACGTCTTGGAAAACTTTAGGTAGTAGCGACGTAGCCGAAATACATAAATTAGCTAAAAAATATCCCGGTTGTAACTGGGGCGTAGATACTGAGCGCTCAGGTTTTACAGTAATAGACTTAGATAAACACGGCGCTAGTAACGGGGTAGCCGCTTTTAGCAAATTAGCCAAAGAAAATAATTATAAACCTAGCACGCTTTCGGTTCAAACCCCTACGGGCGGTTATCATTTAATATATAAAGGTGCCCATAAACAAGGCGCTAATGTGATAGCCCCGGGTATAGATATCCGTAGCCGTGGCGGCTATATAGTAGCCCTAGGTAGCGTAGTAAAAAATAGGCGTTACACCCTAAAAAAAGATGTAACACCCATTGAGGTACCGGAATGGTTACACCGGAAATTAGAGACTATAAAAGAGACTATAAAAGAGCAACCTAAAAGTGAAGAGATGATAGGCGAGGGTGACCGTAACGCTAGACTATTATCTATAGCTGGGTCGCTTAGGTCTCAGGGTTGCGGCTTTAGAGAGATAGAGATACTTCTAAACGAGGTAAACGAAAACAGAGTATACCCGCCGCTACCCCCCAAAGAAATATATAATATAGCTAATAGCGTATCTAAGTACCCCGTCGAAGACGCTAAGGCCGTAGCTAATCAATTAGCCGAGCTGGGCTTAGACGAGCCCGAGGACAGTAATTTTTTATTTACTCCCGACGATATCCACGAAGACGAAAACCTAAAAATACCGTGGCTAGCCGAGGGTCGCTACGCTAGGCGATATCTAACCGTAGGCATAGCAAAAGGCGGCGTAGGAAAAACATTATTTTTATTTGCCGACTTATTAAGTGTAGCCCTAGGTAGAGACCTTTTAAAATTTGGTACAAAAATAGAAAAGGCTAATACGTGGCTACACTCTACCGAAGACGACGGTGTAGACTTAAAACGTAGGGCTATAGGCGTTATGCGAGCCCACGGGGTTACTAAAGGGGAGACTAAAGGCAAATTCTTTATGTCTTCAGGTAGGCGTAAAAACTTAAAACTTGCTACCCTTGAAAATAATAAACCTGTTAGGAATTTACCGGCCATAGAGTTAGTAAAAGAAAACATCAAAAAAAATAAGATAGGGCTATTTGCATTAGACCCGTTTAGTGGTTGTCATAGTTTAAGTGAAAATGACAACACACATATGGTTTTAGTAAAAGATATTTTAAACGATATAGCCGAAGAGTGTAATTGTGCTATTGTCGTTTTACACCACGCCCGAAAAAAGAATACTAAAAACCCTACTACTGAGGTAGAAGACGCTAGGGGGGCTTCGGCGCTAACCGACGGCGCTCGTACTGTTTTAGTGTTTAGCGAAATGACGGCCGAAGAGGGTAAAGAGTTAAAGGTAGCCGACTATAGGTCTGTAGTCCGGGTTAGCTTTGTTAAGAGCAATAACGCGCCGCCGGCTATGTGTAAGCCCATCTGGTTTAAAAAATTAACTTTACACGATGAAAAAATAGGGGCTGTAGGAGCCGCGACGTCGTTTGATGTATTATGTAATAATTTAGTAGAAGAGTATTGCAATGAAGACGGCGAAGACGATAACGAAGGCGGGGGCGATAGCGGTAGTAGCCGTAGCAATGCCGATACTATTAGCCTTAGCGATATTGGGTTATCTGAAAATGATACTAAAAACGAAGTTAACGTATCTTATAAAATACGTGAAAACCCGCCTAACCCGGTAACGCCGGCGATAACCCAAAAACAATTTTTAGACGCCATAGAAGACACTTGCAGGGGCGTAAATAGTAGCTTTAAACCGTTATTACTTGCTAGGCGTATATGTAAAGGCTTAGAGGGGGTAAACGTGGACACTATTAAACGCCGGCTCTACAGACAGACCGAAAACAGTAAGGTAATAGAGGGCGAAACGGTAAAGATAAAACGCGGTAAAGATAATACTATATTAATTGTTTTCAGTTAGTTATGATAGCTCTATAGAAAAATAAAAATAGGGCTTTTAACGATGCATATAACCAGATACGCGTATGGTTTCGACTACGTGATATATCAAGTCGTACAAGGGACTACTAAATACTATAGAGTAACAAAAGACATCGACGAAAAACGGGCGTACCGTATTTACAGCTACGACCCCGAAACAAAAAAAGGGCGTTTTCTATGTAACTCTATACCGTGTCTTAGCTATCGAAGGGCTTTGGTTTTCGCGTTGAAAGGGCATTAGTGGGGGCGTTGGCGAAAAGGCGAAAGTAGTAGTAACGTAGAGTACACCTAACAAAACCACCGATAGAGTCTAGGCTATGTTTCTTTTAAAAACCTTTCGCCTCTTCGAAGATAATATAATAAAGCGGCGGTTATTTAGCAAGCTTTAAAAGCTTTTCTACTAGCATAATTCTATCATTTATTAACTCGGTCGCTCGGTTATGCTCTATCATCGGCCTAATAGAGCCGTTGGTATAAAAAGCGCCGGCTAATGCCGCTTCGGATTCGGCCCAGTTTATCCATTTTGTCGTGCTTTCACTGTAAGCCCTCATTAGCGCTTTATTTCTATTACTCACCTCATACAACCTAATATGCAAGTCGGCAAGCTTTACACTAGCGGCTTCATGCCTCACGCCGGCCTCGTGATTTAACGTTAATTGATCTTTATTATGTCCCATGTTTCCCCCTCGTTAAACTATTGGCGTGTTTTTAAATAAGTGGCGTAGCTCAGCTTTAGGCTTAGCACACTTTTCTTTTTTTTCTAATTTTAGTATCTCTACTTTTTTTCCTAGTCGATCTATTTCGATATCTTTATACCAGCCGCTTAATATAGCCGCTAGTAAGCATACCGGTATCAATACATCAAACATAAGATTGCAAAATTTAACCATTTTTATACCCTCTCTTCTATCTGTTTTCTAAGCTTTATTGCGTTAGAAAAAACCGTAGGGTTATAGCTACGCCAGCTATTCAAATGGCCCAAGAGAAAATGACACCGCCGACACATAGTCATTAGGTTACCCCATCTTAACTCGTGCTCGGGAAAACGAGACACCGGTAATATATGGTGTACCTCAAGGCGGCGATAAATTTTAGACTCCCTACCGCAAGCCTCGCACTTAGGGAAGGCTTTTATATAGCCACGCCTAAGCGTTTTCCAACTACTATGCCGTCTTTGAAAAAATGGGTGTAGCTCGTTTAGTACCATACCCAGCCGCCCGCTCTTACCCCTAGCCACGCGGTATAGGCTTTAAACTTGCTAAAGCCCGCTTTTACTAATAACTGTTTAAAGGCTTCGTCGGCTTCGGCCCTAGATAAAATTTCGCCATAGGGGGCGTTATCTTTTAAAACGAGGTCGGGATACATGTTACCCTTTTTTCTATATAGATAGTCGTGAGCTAACGCCGGCCCCCGGGTTAGCCCGTCGCGCCTCATAAACCAATAGAAAACGGAAGGGATACTAGCGCCGTCGTTTATAAAACCCCTCGGCACTGTAAGCCAAACTTTTACGCCTTTTATCGTAAACGATGCTATATAGTCTTCGGCTAATTTATATTTATTATGCCCTATGGGCTGGTTAAGCGGTTGTTTAAGCATTATCTTAACTCCCAATTATCTACCATATGCCAGTAGCAATTCGAGGGGCAAAAACCCCTATCTACGTCTACGCGGGTTAGAATAGACTTAGCCGGCTTTTCGCCCATGTCCGATAAAAACCCTTTAAACGTAGCCCATTTTTTACAGTATCCTATACCAGCGCCGCCGATTTTCGCGTAGCCTTTTCTAGTCGGGTCGTCACAACCTCGGACCATATACGCCCAACATTTATAAGTAGGGTCGTTACCCTTGTCTCGCATGTAGTCACCTCATAGGCGTTATACTTTCCATATATTTTATACATGCGAGTATATCACTTTCGGTTTTATTATGCACAGAACACTCTACCCGGAAGTCTATAGGGTCCATTTCGGTTAAATTATCCATTTCGGTACTGGGCTCGTAGGGTATGCTATTTTCATTATTTAATATAGTAACGTCTTGGGTTTTAATAATAGCGTCTCTTGTTTCTATAGTAACGAGATACCTTTTATTAGTACCCTTAGTATGTACAGTAATACCAATACACTCACCATTAGAGCAAATACTTTTAGTAACTGCTACGGGGGCCCTAACGTTATCAGTTAGTAAAGCTACCCCCTCGTCTATAGCGTTACTAGCGCTATTAGAGGCGTCGGCGAAGGCTCTTTGTACGCCGGGCTTTATACGAAAGTCGTTAATAGATAATACTAAAGCTAAAACCCCGCCTAGTAGTAGTTTACCCTTGTTTTCAAGTATCTTTTTCTTTATCATTTTCACCCCCAAATACTATTTTCATCTCTTTTAAAAGCGCCTTGCCGGCCTTTTCACTTAGATAAATAATGTGATTATTTGACCTAACCATAAATTGATTAGTAACCCCTGTATCAAACCGAATATACAGGCTAGGTGTAAGCTTTTTCCACTCGTTTAGGTTTTTTATCTCTTTAGTAGCGGCCATTACCTTTTTAAACATTGGAGCCATACCAGCCCTCCCTTTTTTCTAGTAGCGCTCGCTTAGCGCGTTTTTTTATAAGAGTCAATAGTATAATAATTTAATAGCGCCGTCTAGCCACCTATTGTATGATATATAAATCAATTATTTTTATACTCAAAAAAGGAGGTTAAGGCGTGAGAGATTCTATTTTTATAGCCTATATGGTTTTTTTAGTGGTTTTGGTGGCGGCGTTTACTAACTCTTGTGGGGGTTACCGCCCAAGACCCACCGTTTATAAAGAATTTTATAGATGTCCTAAAACTTTATCAAAATTAATTTGCGAAACTTACTACAAGTGTGCTACGGCTAGGTGCGATAAAGAAGTAAGCTGGTGTAAGGATCATTGCAACAAAACTGAAGAGTGCCGAAAAGTAAGGGTACCGAGAGACTGTGAGGGCAATTATGGTTATTGAGTTAGAGCCGAGTAAAATATTAGCCGCTATAAATTTAGTAGTAATTATCTTCATTTTGGGGGCTTGGTTTTTCCAGTGGCGAAAAATTAAGGTATGGAATGAGGAGCTAATAAAGGGGTACGGGGTAGCCCAGCGCGAACTAAAAAAAGCTAGGTCGGACTTAGACGTCCTACAATTCAAAGACGATAGATTAATACAGGCTATTAGTAGCCAAACTAAAGCCGTAAATACGTTAATACATAGTCTAACAGCCGGCGAACTAAATGATAGCGAAAACAATTGAGCGAGCGTTAACAATAAAATATTTGGAAGGGATACAAGACATGTCAAATATAGATAATATTATAAGTAGTAGCCTCGAAACGGCTAAAGCGATAGCGGAAATTAACGAAACTATAAACGGGAGTGTTAAAAAAGTTACTGAGAGTATCGGCGTAGGTGCTCTTCGCCCTAAAGCGGGCGGGGCTAGCATACCTGTAGATATACCCGATTATGATACCCCGAGCTACCAGCCACCTACGTATAAAATGCCAGAGTATAGATTACCCGAAGTAGACTTACCCGGACCTGACACTAGAAAAATAATAGATGCGTTAGACCAGAAAAACGCCGAGCTAACAGAAAAAACCGAGTTTTTGCAATCTAAGCTAGCCGAGTCTGTCAATGCTAGGGCGGCAAGCGATAAAAAGTTAGTAGACGTATACGGGCTAATCTCAGAGTATGCCGACGCTATCAAAAACGTGGCTACTACAGACTTAGAAAAGCTACAGGCGCTACATTTCGATATATACAAAACGCTTTCGGAGTAAGTGGGGGGCGAAAAAGGGGCCGATAAAAGCCCCCTAAACGTTTTAGCTGTTGCCTAGTTTTGCTAGGATTGCTTGGTTTACAGTACCTAATTGCAAGATAGCGTTAGATAACTGAGAGTTATTCATAGACGCCCCGGAAGCGGCCGCGTAGTGCGCGTTGTGTCCTAAGACTGGGTTAGTAGCCGCCGACTCGATAGCGTCTAACTCGGCTGTACGCTTAATTAGTACATTGATAGCCGCCGTAGAACAGTTACGAGAGTCGTTAGCAGTTTGATTTTGGCTAGCTACAGCGTTACGGCGTTCGTTTAGAATGTCGGCCGCAAGTGTATTACTAAGTAAAAGAGGGATCGATTGTGATTCTTTTGTATTGTTTTCAACGTCAGCCATTTTGAGGCCTCCAAAAAAAAGGGGTTTTAAAAAAAGTTATAATTTAATAGACTCCATTGTTCCACGGTTTTAAAGCTAATGTCAAGAGGGAAAAATAGCTATGGATAAGTATAAAATTCGGCCCCGGGAGGTAGACGCGGTTCAATATTTTCCAGGAAAAAAACTACCCATAGATGGCTTTTCTAGTGTATTCATACAATACACGGACCCGGCTACTATGCAGACTGAGCAATTAATAAAGCACGGTCAAATAAAAACCGGCGATAATGTTATAATTGTTAAAATGGGGCAATGGGTTTTAATAGATGCTAATAATAGGCTTACTATTAGAGAGCACGAAGACTTTATAAACGACTACGAAAAAATGGAGAGGTAATATTAGTGTTATTGAAAAAAAAGGATAGGTCTAAAAAAAGAGTAGTAAGCGGGTATGTAAAAGAAGGGCTACATGAAAAAATACAAAAACTAGCCGATTTTAACGATATGTCTCGCTCGGAGGTGGTTAGCAATCTTTTAGAAAAAGCCTTGGATGCATACAAATTTACGAGTAAAGCGAAAAAAGCGTAAGTATCGCCCTAAATAGGGCGCTTTAACCCTACCTATCAAATAGCGCTTTATACGCGTTACTAATTTTTATACAGCCACTACATATCTTTTTATCTTTTACTATCCTAACCCTATCGCCACTCATTATAGGTTCTCTACAGACTGAGCACGTAGCCCGGTATAAGCTTAGCTCTACCGCTTCGCTTGCTAGCCGGTTTATCTTTTTGACAAGTACGGCGTGCTCGTCTAGGGTTTTTTGCAAAATAGCGGTTAAAACTTCGTCGGGGGCGTCGCCGTCTAGCCCGTGAAAATCGATATAATCTTTTAGCTTTTCGTGCGCGTTTTCATGTAGGTATAAATTTATATGGGTACTCATTAGTCGACCTTTTCTATTGTTACTGTATATTCCGTATCGTAGTCGCCTTGGCTTTCGAACGTAAAACCCCGGTTGTACCCTATTAGCGACTCGTCTAAGTCGCCCCCGTTTACGCCCGGTTTGGGTTCTTCATCTAGCCAAATACTAATAGTGTGTTTTTTAAAAGCGGGGTTAGGCGCTACCCAAAAAGACCAATTTTCTAAGTCGTGAAAAGTAACATGGCCGGCGGGGTCGCGTTTTTCGTCTTTCCAGATACCGCCGCTAAAATAGATATACTCGTTACCCTCAAAACCTTTATGCGTTATAAGCGTCCCGCTATGCATGGCGTCGGTTATATCTTTTAACGTTAACCCTGTAGCGGGCTTGTTTTTGCTCTCTAAATAAACAGCTACGCCGGTTTTAAAACAATCGGACACGCCGTTTATATCCGAATTTTCGTCGACAAAAGGGCAATCTACGCAATTAAACACAGAATCCACCCCCGTACACCCTTTTAGCCCGGCCATATACTCTTTAGTTATTTCGCTCATTTCCCCACCTCGCTTGCTCCCCAGATATCATGTCTAACGCTTCGTGTACTAAATCTGGTAACCTTTCGTGTATATAAGAGTACGCGTCTACTAGGTCGTTTTCGTCGGTTTTCGTATTTAATAGCGTCTTAGCTAACGCCATAGTTAAAGCCGCTAAAGCTAAGTCTACCTCATAATTCCCTGCTATCAACCCGTACATTTGATTCTGTAATTTATTTAGTTTTTTCGCTTCCGCTTTATCGCTCATTTTTTACTACCCTCCAAAGCTTTTCCTATGCTATCTATTGTACTAGTAGACTCTAGACAGTGCTCTACTACTTGACTCCTTTTTACATCAAACCTAGTAGCTAAAGCGTCTATTCTACGCGCTAACTCTTCTTTTATCGTAAAAGACTTAGTTACTTTTTTGCTCAAAAAGTCCATAAAAAAACCCCCGTAAATGATTATACAGGGGCTACTCTATTATATTACTATTGTAAACACAATGTCTATTCCAGTATCAAATCAGCAAAGTTTATCTTTACCGCTTCCGGTACTACGGCCGAGCCGAGCTTTACCGTTTTCGTCTTACCGTTAACCTCGTAGCTAACGCTAAACTCGTATTTATCATTATTACCAGCCGTCTCGGTTTCGTAAAGAGTCCACGCAAAATCGTAAACATATTCGCTATCGAAAATTGTACTGTCTTTTTTCGACGGGAATATTAAAACCTTTTCGTTAAAAAATGATTTTTTGTTTTCTGCTATCATATACACATTATCGGCGTCCTCTGGAAAACCGTCGATACGCCTTATATGCCCATATACTAGTGTCTTTTTAGGCTCAAAAGTTTGATCGACCGCCATTGTAAAGTTTACGAAGTCGGTACGTAGTAGCGGTGTAGCGTCGCCGTTGGGTGTAGCTCCTAGAAG